ATATTAACCTGAACTTGTTTTGTATGGGCAACAAAACAAGATGTCCAATAATTAAATAATAAAAAAAGCCCGAAAAAGCCCTACAGTATTAAGTTTCACAGAAAAAAGCACGCGAGTGATGTTAAAAACGAAATGTCCAAAAAATTGAAAAAAGCCTGAATTAGCTTTAATTTATTTGCGCCGCCTGCAAGTTGTATTTAAAAATGCTTGCAGGCGGCTTTATTTTGGCTTTAAAACTACGTTAATAAAGGGATGCAGGCAATAATTGTATAGTTACTTTAAGAGCCATAAATAGGGTTAAATTTAAACAACAATAATAACAATTGCCAAAGGGGAAAAGTGTACAAAAAATTAGTTGGGTATGCAGTTGGGTATGCAGTTGGGTATGCAAAACAGTGTTTTAAAAAACAGATTCAGTACCCTTTAGGTACAAAAAAAGGTACTATTAGTACATTAATTTACAAATTCAATACCCTTTATGGACATAAAGTAAAAAAAAGTGTTTCCCGTGAAACACAATGCAGTATTGAGTTTTAGGCTAAAATAAGTTTTAAGCCATATTAAAAACATGTTTCTTCTATGCCGGAAGTGGTACACCTGGTATTACCCTACCCTTTTCTTTAACCAGCCATGAATTAACCAAATGCTTTTTATCTTTTCCTTCTCAATAGCGAAATCATCGTATTCCTCTGAATTTTCAGATTTAAGTAAAAAATGCGTCAATGATTTTTGCGGATGCTTGCGGATATACTTTAAAAATTTTCTCCCGTCATGTCTTACAATACCGTAAATCTGTCCGTATTCTAAACTATCCTGCCAATCCTGTTCTTTAGTAGCAAATAAAATATCGCCACTGTAAATCAGTTTTTCCATACTGTTATTATAAGTACGAAATGCAGTGCAACCCGCAAATTCAGGTATATCCATTTCATAGGCCGGTTTTATTGCAGCTGTATCATCATAAAAAAAAATGTCGCCTGCCGCAAAATCTACATCATAAAATTTAATCAAATCATTTTTTCGCCTGTGCGGTATCCTGCTTTTAATAGGTGTTTTTACCAGTGCTGTTGAACCGGGTTCATTTAATATCTGAGGAGTATCATGTCCTTCATACTGCTTAACTATTTCTCCCTTGCCATGCAATAACCATTTAAGATTAATATCAGGATATTTGGAAGAAATTTCAGCCAATACACTTGAGCTTAATGATGAATCTTTCGATTTTCCTTTGAAATTTCCATATGCAATACCAAGTTCTTTAAAAAAAGTTTCTTTTGCAACTCCTTTTATTTCAGCTATTTGCAATACTCTTTCTTTTATGTTAGAAGATTTTTCTTCCATTTTTTTGGATTATAGTTAAAATTTCTGCTAATATTGTTATGTAAAAAACATTGAAACAATGGTAGCAACCCGTAAAAATAGAAAAAAGTATGACGCTAAAAGTGCTTTAGTAATAAAACAATTAGCTGCAAAGCATAAAGTAACCGAAAGCTTTGTGAGGCTGGCAATTAATGGCGATCGTGATAGCGAAACAGCAACTACTATACGCAAAGAATACCCAGCGATGTTAGATGTTGTTAATAATGCAATTGATAAAGCTCTAAACTAATTAGTATGCCACAATTTTGGAATAATATTCTAAGTGTTGGTTCGGATGAATTGATTCCATCCTTTTTCAATTCTTTAAAAACGCTTCAATCCGAAATTGACCGTTACAAGGATAAAGACTACGGCATTAAAAAAATCCGCAAAGGCGGCAACGGCAGGCAAATGCTTATTGCGTTTGACAGCCTGCCAAAATATATGCAGGATGCTTTGGGCGACCCGCGTAAAGTTGGCAACCCGCTTGAAACATTTTACAAAACAGATGATGCCGCAGTTGCCTTCTTCAACAAATTTCGTTTTGAAGATAACACCGGCCTAAGCCTTAAGCATATTGAAGAATATGTAATAAACGCATCGGTACTAAAGGCTGCCATCTTTCTTAAACAGGCCCGTGAATACGAGCGCAAAAGCAAAGGCGGTAGTTGTAAAGGTATTATGACAAGCATCTGTAACGATGTTATTCACTTCAATAAATCGCTTCGTGCTAACCATAATATTCAGCACACATTGCCAGCCAGTGAAAAGCGTTTTAAAGAAACTTTCAACGAGTTTTCAAACGGGTTTAATTACAGTTGCCTTATTAGCGGCAAGTTGAAAAATGAAAACAGGAAGCTTGTAACCGATGACCTGCTGCAATTTTTAAACGACCTGTTTGCCTCACAAATTCATAAACCCACACGCACAGAAATAGCACGCCAATACGATAGCTTTTTAGCGGGGTACATTGAAGTGATAGACCAGGAAACAGGCGAAATGTACGACCCTAAAAATTTCAAACCCCTTTCAGAAAACGCCATCGTTAATTACCTGGACAAATGGGAAGAAAAAATTGCTACGCATAAACGCCGTAGCGGAGACAGGCAAAAGTATATGGGCTTGTTTAAACCATATCACAGCCTTGAGCAACCTCAATTTGCAGGCAGTATAATATCTGTGGATGACAGGCAGCCGCCATTTAAATACGACAACCTTAATAACCGTGTATGGTTTTATAATGCGATTGATTTAGGCAGTGAATGTTTTACGTGTTGGGTACACGGCAAAAGCAAAGAAGGTATTATAACAGAGTTCTATCGCCAGCTAATACGCAACTATGTGGATTGGGGCTTTCAATTGCCTGCCGAACTGGAAGCTGAAAGCAACTTAAATGCATCTTTTGTAAATACCTTTTTGCGTCCTGGTGCAATGTTTAACAATGTGCGCATAGAGGCCAACAATGCCCGTGGCAAGCGCATTGAAAGGTATTTTGGCAACCTGCGCTATAACATAGAAAAGCAGCGCGAAGGATGGTTAGCCCGTCCGCATGCACGCAGCGAAGCAAACCAACCGGGCCAGGGGGCAACACCCATCATCCCTTACAACACAATTGTTCAAAACAGTTTGAAGGATATTGAAGATTGGAACAACAGCCCGCACAGTGTACATACTGATAAAACAAGATGGGAAGTATTTACAACCATGCAACACCCGCAGTTAAGTGAATACAATTGGAACGCCATATTACCTTATTTGGGCTATAAAACACAAACAAGCTGCAAGCTTAACGGCATTATTGAATTAAACAATGAAGAATACTTATTGGGCCTTGATGGTAAAGTGTTATTAGGTGAGCAACTAATAACCATGATGAAGATTGTTGCCGGTGAAAATATTGATGTGTATTGGATTGATGGCAACAAAGGTGAAGTAATCAAGGCCCTTATTTACCTGCGCAATAAAGACCGTGTTATTTGTGAAGCAGTGTTAAAACCAAAATACAACCGGGCTAAGATAGAGCGTACAGAACGCGATGAAAGGAACTATGAAATAATGAGCGCCTATGTTGCAACCATTGAAGGTTATGCCCGCGCCAAAGCTGCACAGTTGAATGACCTGCTTATTATAGACAACAGGCCCAAAACATTAAATCGCGGCTTTGTTATAAACGATGTAAAAAGATATACGCCTGCTGAAGAAACCGAAACGCCTGCAATGCTGCCTGAAATAACCGAAGACGAAATTCCTATTCCACATACTACATCAAAAAGTTTAAAAGACAGATTCTAAAACTTACTGCCATGATACAAACAACAACACAGCAAAAACAATTAATCATTACAGCCCTATTGGAGCAACGCAAAAACTTTGATGGTACAGACCAGCAATTTGCAAAGCAATGGGATATTAACTACTCTGTTTTTAGCCGACTGAAAAATGAACAATCTTTTGATGGGCTTCTGCGTGAAGCGCAATGGCTAAACCTTGGCCGCGAATTAGATGTAGATGTGCAGCAACGCAAATGGAATGCAGCCCGCACAGAAGTGTTTAATGCCATTGAACAGGATGTTATATTCTGCAAAGACAATGCAAAGGCAATGATCTGTGTTGATGATTGTGGCATTGGCAAAACCTTTACTGCAAAGTACCTAAGCCGTACCGTAAAAAACTGTTTTTACATAGATGCCAGCCAGGCAAAAACTAAACAGGTATTCATTCGCCTTATTGCCAAAACAATTGGCGTGGATGATAAGGATAAGTATGTACGCGTAAAGGCAAATATCAAATATGCATTGCGCATGTTGCCTAACCCAATCGTAATAATTGATGAAGCCGGAGACCTTGAACACAACGCATTTTTAGAGTTAAAGGAGCTATGGAATGCAACCGATAAAACATGCGGCTGGTATATGATGGGCGCAGATGGGTTGCGTGCAAAAATTGAGCGCGGCATACAAAACAAAAAGGTAGGGTATAAAGAATTATTCAGCCGTTACAGCGAACGTTTTACAACCATTGTGCCAATTGACCGTAACGAAAAAATAAGCTTCTATAAAAAGCTTATAACCGATGTGCTTACCGTAAACATGTCGAACAAAACAAAGCTTAACGACATAGTAAAAAGATGCCTTGTTAACGATGATGATGGCAACATTGGCGGCCTGCGCCGTGCTGAAAGCTTATTAATCTTAAATCAATAAACCATGATACAAGAATTTCACACCATTTCAAATAACAGTGTTGCTGTTACTTGGCAAAAAGACCCTGAATTTGTTGTAGTTGCCAGGTTGCCTGATATGAAGATGCAAAAAATGTTCGCCGGTTTTGAAGGGGTAAAAGAACTGTTTGAAAGCTTTATCCAATCATTCAGCGAGCAGACGGATTACGAAACAGCAAGCAATTTTTTTAAGCCAAACACACAGCAACAATTTGTAAATAAATAAAAGGAGTTGTAGCAATGGCCCGTAGCCTATCGATCAGGAATTTATTCGATAAAAAGTTTAAGCAGTTTGTTTTTGATGGGTTATATGCAAAGGCGTTGGGCCATCCTGAAAGCAATGGTATATGGATTATTTGGGGACGCGAAAAAAATGGCAAAACATGGTGGGCCCTATTGCTCGCATCTTACCTAAGCTTAAAAACAAAAGTTCTTTACATAAGCGCTGAAGAAGGTATAGGGATGGATTTTGTTGCAGCATGCAAACGCGCCCGGCTTGAGAGTAATAACCGCAACCTGCATTTTGAAGAATACATGCCGGTTGATGAATTATATAAAAAATTGCAAGCCCGCAAAAGCGCACAGGTTGTATTTATCGACAACTGCACTGTATACACAGATGAATTAAGAGCCGCAGGCTTAAGAAAGCTAAAGCAGGATTTCCCCGATAAGCTTTTTGTACTGCTGGCACACGAAGAAAAAAGAGAGCCTTATACAGCGCTGGCCAAGCTGGCTAAAAAACTGGCAAACATAATTATGCATGTACAGGGTTTAGCCACGCATGTAAGTGGCCGTTGCCCCGGCGGTATAATAAGTATTGACGAAACAAAAGCAACCCTGTATTGGGGAACAGACATTTTAGAAACACAAAACCAATAGCATGATACACGAACATTTTATGGTATTAGAAATACCGAAAGAAGAAACAGAAAACATATACAGGTATTCAGATGAAGCGCCGCAGTTTGCTGATTTTGATGCCGCATTTGATTACCTGAACAGGCTTGTTGCAATAGAAGGCCAACAGGTATTTAAACAACCAAGATCGCCACGGCCAATTGCCGTTGCATTAAGCGATAGAACAATTGAATTATGGTGCATTAAACGCACTGATGACCTTTTAACTGATTAACATGGCAACGCTACAAGATTGGGTACAAGGCTTTGAAAAAGAAATGCAGCACAGGTTTAACCCTGGCATTAGAATAATAGCCATTGAAGGGGATATAGAATTAAGCATGCCGCTCATTACAAATATAACAAGTAAGTGCGCAGGCGTTGCCTATCAATCATTGCTTAATAAAGTAAGGGGGCGTTTAGAAATATCTGATGCAAGAATGGTAGCTATCTATTTCTGTAAAAAAATGCTGCAATTAAAAGATAACAAGATTGCAATGTTTTTTAACCGCGACCGAACAACCATAAGGAATGCGTATGAGACAATCAAAGACCGGCTTTATACAAAGGATGAAAAGATTGTAAAGCTTACCGATGCCGTTGCAGCCTCTTTACAGGACATATTAACCAAACGCTTATTTAATTCAAATGAACAACTCTTTTAAAATAAATACGGCCACGCATAAAGCTGCGGTACAAAAAATACAGGTAGCTGAAAAGCTTATGAAAAAGGTAAGCATTACACATGAACAGTGGGCAAAAATTTTGTTTGAAATGGGATGCGTTTTTGTTGAAAGGCATGTAAGTACATATTACTTCCAAACAGCATTGCTTCAGAATAAAGAATTGGGTTATTGGGATTGGTGGTTTATGCTGTTTATTGAAGATGATGCAAGCCTTTTGAACTATCCATCTATAACAAATATTGAACGGTATATTAAGGAAAAGGAAAGGCTTTTAACCTTGATGGAAAGCATTAAGCAGTTCGAACATTTTTTAAATATAAATACAAGGTTGAGTGAAAAAGTTTAGAACCAGGCTAAGAAATGAGCATTGCCATGCATTGGTAAAGCTTATTGAATATGTTGTAACCAACTATAAATGCGAAGTGCCTGAAGACAAGTTGCAAATCGCCTGCCTTTCAGAAATACACCTGTGTTTAAAAGTAAAGCTTGCATCATACCAGCGCGAATACAACTGTACTTTTTCAGCAAGCCAATCAATTGCTTTATACATCTTTTTACACAACCATTTATTTAACCAGTTAAAAAAGCTTGATGCATTTGCAACTGCATTGCTTATGCTCTCAAATGACATCTATAAACTTTACTTGTTATAACAATTTTCAAATAATAAAACATACAATCATGGCAACAAGAATTAAAAAAGTATTACGCAGCAACCTTACAAGAGAAGACGCAGAAACCGCTTTTGCATCGTTCGCAAAAGCAGATGCGCAGCAAAAAGAAATATCTGCAAAAATGGATTTGCAAATCACAAAAATCCGCGAAAAATATGCAGATGAATTGAATGAATTACAAACCGAAAAGGATGCAGCGTTTGAAACGCTGCAAAGTTTCGCAGAAAACAACCGCGAAGAATTTGGCAAGAAAAAAAGCATCGATTTTCAACATGGTGTATTAGGCTTCAGAACTGGCACACCAAAACTAAAAACATTAAAAGGCTTTACATGGGCAAGCGTATTAGGCTTGTTAAAGGTTCATCTCCCATCTTATGTGCGCACAATTGAAGAACCAGCAAAAGACAGATTGCTCGCTGATCGCGAAGAACCGGACACAATGAAGAAGTTTAAAGACGTGGGCATTTATGTTGACCAGGACGAAACATTTTTTGTTGAGCCAAAGAAAGAAGAAGTATTGGCTTAATAACCATAAAAATTTAATCAAATGGCAACTTTAAACAACGGCCCAAAAGCAACAATAAGCGGCACAACGCTATTATCAACTGCATTCATTGTATTAAAGCTATGTAAGGTAATTAACTGGTCGTGGATTTGGGTATTGGCTCCGGTATGGATACCTACAGCGGTGGCAGCGATAATATTGATAGCCGCAATAATTATCTATAACCTGCCCGCAGATAAAACAGATCACAGAGGATTTTAAAGCTGCTTAAAATAGTTTTTGGGATATAGTAATTATGGACAGTGGAAGGGTGTTTCTACACCCTTCATTTAAAAACCCAATTAGCTTAATCATACGAATTTTTAAATAATTCGGCTAAAAGGCCGAATAAAAACAAAACCAATTTATATGCAAACTATCAACAAAACAGAAGCGTTAAAACGCCTTGATGCACTACAAGAAGAAGCTGTGCAGTTACGCAAAATAATTGATGCGCCGGTAGATGTAAGAGACCGTATTAAGACATTGCAGGATGCAATAGATTATTTAGGTGAAGATGATACAGATGTAAACGCCTTAATACATCTTATAAAAAATTTTGTTAGTAATAATCATATACGCAATTATCAATCCTTAGTTGTAATTGCAAAAGCATTAAATGAAGGCTGGCAACCTGATTGGACCAATGACAATCAACGGAAATATACTCCGTGGTTTAAACACAAAGCGGGCTTCGGCCTTTCGTGCGACGCTTACGATTTCTGGGATACGGATGCGAGTGTCGGCTCCCGCCTTTGCTATAAATCATCTGAATTGGCTGTATATGCAGCAACACAATTTGCCATTTGCTATAACAATTATCTAAGCATTAAATAAACCAACTATTATGTACACAGAAATTAAAACGTTTGAAGATGCCTGCAAGGCACTCAATTATGATGCTTCTGCTATTAGCATCACCGGCATTCATGCTAAGCATCAAAAGGCCATTGAAGCACATGCCAAACTTATCATCATTGCCGAGGCTATTAATGAAGGATGGCGGCCTGATTGGAATAATAGCAATGAATATAAATACCAGCTATGGCCGGATATTGAAGAAGACGAAACAAAGCCTTCGGGCTTCGGCCTTTCGTACGGCGGTTGCGATCACTGGGGTACGGATGCGAGTGTCGGCTCCCGCCTTTGCTTTCAGTCAAGGGAAAAAGCCAGGTATTGTTTTGACACGTTTATTGACTTGTGGGAAGCCTATTTCCTTATTGATAAAGCTGTATAAAAAATAAAGGTTGTGTACTGCGTTGGTTGCGGTTGTTCTGTTCAGGCTTCAGCCTTTCGTACAACGATTACGATAACTGGTATACGCATGCGGATGTCGGCTCCCGCCTTTGCTATAAATCATCCGAATTAGCCATATATGCAGCAACTCAATTTGCTATAATTTATAATAATTATCTAAGCATTAAATAAACCAACTATTATGTACACAGAAATTAAAACGTTTGAAGATGCCTCTCAAAAATTCATACATAACAGTTACTGATCAGTTCTGCGGTGCAGGCGGCAGCAGCCAGGGTGCAACCAGTGCAGGTGCAGAAGTTAAACTGGCTCTTAACCATTGGAAGCTTGCCATTGAAACGCATAACACCAACTTCCCAAACACAGCACATGATTGTACTGATATTTCAGCTTGCGACCCTCGCCGCTATAATTCAACAGATATTTTAATTACAAGCCCTGAGTGTACAAACCATTCACTGGCTAAAGGTCAAAAGCAGGTACAAAAACAAATTGACTTATTTAACTCAGGCAAACAAGATGCAGCCGCAGAAAGAAGCCGTGCCACCATGTGGGATGTTTGCCGCTTTGCTGAATATCACAACTACAATGCTATTGTTGTTGAAAATGTTGTTGATGCCCGTAAATGGGTAATGTTTGATGCGTGGCTAAATGCAATGTATGCTTTAGGCTATCAGCACAAATGCGTTTACTTAAATAGTCAACACTGCTTTCCTACACCTCAAAGCCGTGACAGAATGTATATTGTTTTTTGGAAGAAAGGCAATAAAGCCCCGATGCTTGATTACATGCCATTAGCACATTGCCCAAAATGTGGCAGCAATGTAAACGCTGTGCAAACATGGAAGAACCCTTTAAAAAAATACGGCAAATACAAACAGCAATATGTTTACTGCTGCCCTGTTGATGGTACTGTTGTTGACCCTTATTACTATGCTTCATTTAATTGCATTGATTGGAGCGATAGAGGCGAAAGAATTGGTGACAGAAAAAAACCACTTTCCGATAATTCAAAACGCCGGGTAAAAACAGGATTAAGCAAATACAACGAACCATTTATTTTTCACACTTCTTATGGTAAAGAAGCACGTGGCGTTGTGCGATCAGCTGAAACAACTTTTCCTTCACAGGCAATCATTAATCCTTTTATCATTAACGATCAGCACAGCACAGGTATAGATTTTAGAGTAAAGAATGTAACAGAGCAATTGCCCTTAAAAATTGTATTGCCTTTTATCATTAAAGGCGAACATGTAAAAAGTGAGGATAACAGCTTTGTAAGATCAGTTGCAGTAACAATCACCACGCAAACCACAAGGCAAACAATGGCTTTGGTTTCACCGCCATTTATTACAGAGAACAAAGGGCAAAGCAATGCGAGAGATATAGCTTCACCGCTTGCCTGTGTTACAGGTAAAAGTTATCACAGCCTTATTACAAATGATAGTTGGAACAGTTTTATAGCACATTATTACGGCGGCAGCGATTGCCTTAAACACATTACAGATACAACAGGAACGGTAACCACAGTTGAAGGGATGGCATTGTGTAATTACACTAAACCACAATATGAAGATTGTTATTACCGCATGTTAAAGCCAGACGAAATAAAGTTAGCAATGGCATTTGATAAAGATTATAAAGTGTTGGGCAGCGGTAAGGATAAAGTAAAACAATTAGGCAATGCAGTTACACCGCCTGCAATGGAATGGCTAATTAAAAGAGTAATTGAAAGTTTAAACTGACAACGAACCGGTGTTGCTTGCAGTAGCGGC